AGAAATAATTCACCTGATGTTATTGACCGGAACGAGCTGGTAGTTGATATATACATCAAGCCCACTCGCGCTGCAGAATTCATCTTGGTGAACTTCTACGCTACTAGAACTGGTCAAGACTTCAGCGAATTAGTGTCGTAAGACTAAATAATTAGGAGGACAAATTTATGCCAGACGTAAGACAAACAATATCAGATTTCTACAGAGTCGCGCAGGAGAGAGATTTCAGTCGTGATTTCCAGTTCAGAGTACTTAATATTCAAAGCGCAGACGGATCATTTTCTATAACAGAAGATGATCTAGTGTACGCCAAGGGAGGTAGTATTCCTGGTAGGACAATAAATGTATCTGAGATACCTTACATGGGTCTCAACTTCAGGGTTCCTGGAGGAGCGACTTACGCAGGTGAGTACAGCTTATCATTCTACAGTGACCGAGTTGATAGCTTGAGGACATTACTATTAAACTGGACCCGTGATACATTCGATGATGCTACTAGTACAGGTAATTATTTCATAGCGAAAGAGACGTCAATTGTCGACCTAGTACAGCTAGACACACAATTGAATCGTGTTAGTCAGTTTACACTCGTCGGAGCTTTTCCAATCAGTGTTGGTGATGTTGGATATGATCCTTCAGGAAATGGTGCCCCGGTTGAATTTGAAGTCAATCTTGGTTATCAGTATGTTCGAAGCGAGAAGTTTCAAACACTTTAATATTTCACCCAAACAATTAACAGAAGAGCCGTATATATGTACGGCTTTTTTGTGTTTACATATTAAATACTTGTACAATGTTAGATGATATACGTAGAGTCGGTGAGAAAATTGATGGTCTGTTAGGTACAGATATATTTCCATTTAATTACCCATTCGGATTCAATGAAAACTTCTTACAACACATGGCGAAATGGGAATTCGCAATACCTAATAAATTTTTATGGCTTGTTAATATAGAGAGTGCTGCTAATTTATCAACCAACCGTAACTTTAGTGTTGGTGACCCTATACCAGATTATATCAACAGTGCTAGCATGAGAGTATATGAACCAGGAGACAATGGACAACACGCTGGTGGACCTGAAGGAGCACCATCATACTCAAAGGGCTGGGATATTGATCAATCTAAAAAGGAGATAACAGCATCAACATACATGCGCACCGGTGGTCAGCATGGATGTATTTTAGCACAAGGTGCAATACTACCTGGCGAGCAATATGAAGTTAGAGATGTGGCTATAAACAATAACATGGGTTTCCTCCCAGGTAAGGTTGGCGGTAATCGTAGTGGTATGGCTCCATTGGTATTACAGTGGAGAGAGACTAACAGAAGTTTTGTTGATACTGTCATAAGACCTTGGGTGATACTAACATCACATATAGGTCTAGCTGCAAGACCTCCTACAGATGGTAGATGTGTGAAGGCCAATATAAGCATTGTACAACTAGCAAAGACATATCAATACACACCATTAGTTGAGCGCAAAATCTGGCGATTTTATAATTGTGTACCTGTTAGCATAAACACGAATGAGCTGACGTATCAAGACGGTAATAACTTTGATATATACACAACACAGTGGCACTACACACACTATACAATTGAATCAATTCCTGATAGAGACATGGGAGCTGAGTTGGGTAAGGAGGGATTCAAGCGGTTTGTGTCTGACATGGCTACAAAATTATTGGCCAAATCTAGAAGCTTCAGAAAATTACAAAATACAATAAGTAAGGTTGAGCGGTTTGTTGACAAAGCTAATAATATAAAGAAAAAAGTCAATAAAGTGTTGGGTGCATTGGGTAGTTTTGGTAAGAGCTCTAGAGTTTCTGGGAGACAGAACGTCTTACTACCATCTAGAGGTCGTTCCGCTAATGCATCTTTCAGATCTGACCGTGATCCACCAGGTGAATAATGTCTACACGTTTTACATTTCAAATATATCTACCCACACAAGAGAAGTATCATAGATTCCAAACTTTTGACAGCTGCTCGCATGTAGCATTAGCAAAATATATACAGAATAATGACGATTCCATGGTAGTTGATACATTTAAGTATATAATTAAAACGAGCTGCATAGATGACATCGATGTTGAATCGATTTCAATCATTGATATTTTTTGTATATTGTTGAATTTGCGTATCATGAGCATTTCACAACTGTATGAATATGATGGTGTGACACAGACTGACAAAGAGCGTATCAAGCAGACCCAGAAGTTGGATTTATATGATGTGTTGGATCTGGTAACTAATTTTGAAACAGAATATATAACTCGAATCGACACCAACTTGGGATATTCTGTGAGTTTGAAGACACCACGACACTTAATGATAGAATCAGTGGAGGATCTAGTGATAGACATGCTAGACACAATAGAGATAGAGGGTAAACAACACAACCTGAGTAAGTTATCATGTTCACAAAAGGAATCAATTCTAGATTCGCTTCCCGGGGATCTGCTACCGGAAATAATTAGCTATATAAAGTTGATGGATGCGAAATATCGCATAAAAGTTTTTAAGAATACAGCAGATACTGAATTAAACTCAATTGAATTGAAGCTGTTTGATAATAGTATGTATAATTTTCTCAAGGCTATGTTCAATTGTAATTTACAAGAACAATATTACATACGATATCTCATGGTAAAGCAGTTGAGATTTACATTGAGTGATGTTGAGAACCTATCACCAATAGATACACAAAATTATATAAATCTATTCAGAGAAGAACTAGAGGAGCAAAGAAAAGCACAAGAAAAACAATCCGGAGAACCTAAAACATCAATGGCGTTACCCTCTCCCGGATAGATGGAGTAGATGTAGTTGAAAAACTATATGTTTGGTGATAAATATGTACATGACCGACGAGGAACAAGTTGAATTACAACAGAATGTTGAAGCAAAAGCTGGATTCAAAGAAATACTATCAAGTATAGATGATCTAAACCGCAAGAATTTAGTATCTGTATATATACCCACATTCAATGAGAGTGTCATGTTCAAGCCATTAACTGTAAAGCAACAAAAAATGATATTATCGAGCGGAGTTGATATGGAGGTTGAAAATCTGTCATTCAACAACACATTGAATGATATAATACTTGAAAATTGCTTGTCTGGTAAGGATAGTATAAAGACTATTGATAAACCACTCATAGTATTACAATTACGTCAACAAACAATAGGTGATAAGCTGGTGGTTGAGGAGGATGACAAGAAATACACAATAGATCTTAAAGATCACATCGATACAGTCAAGTCAACCATTCCTGATGAAGTAGAGCAAAAATTTAGTGTGAATGTTGGTCCAGTTACAATTACTGGTGAAGTACCATGTCTAAAGGCTGATACAAAATACAACAAACAGTTCACGAAGAGTGTAAAAAAGAATAAAACTGGACAGCAACTAAACTTAACAGATGTAGTTGGTGATATATTTGTTCATGAGATGGTGAAATATGTGAAGCAGATAAAGATACATGATCAGATTGTTGATTTAGATGAAAGCTTAAGTGTTTTACAAACCATAGAGGTGTTTGAAAATTTACCAATGTCAATAACATCAACATTAGCTGACAAAATTAAAGAACTGCGTGAAATCGAGCAAAAGTCACTATCTAATGACTCACTACCGGAAGATGTGCAAATAGGTATTGATGCAGGTTTGTTCACATCCGGATAAAGTAAACAGTGGGTCATAAATATTTATGACCAATGGAAGAAAACATAGGAAAGTTAATTGATTCATTAACTGAGCTAGTAAGAGAGCTCAGAGATAAATCCACAGGATCTGCTGTAGAAGATCAAAGAAAGGATGACGGCTTCTTTGATCCTAATAAAGAAAAGAATAAAGAGCAGCAGGACTTAGCCGATAAAATAACCAAAGGCATAAAGGATAATGATGATGAGTCTGAAAGAAGTAGAAACAACAAGAAACAGCCTAGAAAGATCTTAGATAAGGTCACATCTGTTAAGATTGTTGATATCGATAAGAAGGTGTTGAGTAAGTTATCAAGCATCATACCAAGTAGTAATATGAAGAGTAAGATAGATGATGATAAAAAGAAGGCCAACCCGAAAGGCTTCAAGGATATTTTAAAAACATTAGGTTTAGGTGCATTAGCTTTAGTTATAGCTCCTATCGTCACGTTGGTGACCTCCTTTCAAACAATTGCGAAGCAAGCATGGTTCTTATCTCTAAAGAAACTTGTAACAGAGAGTAAGTTTTGGGGCGCGATCAAGAGCTTCGCAGGTACAATCAAAAGCTTTTTTGGTGGTTTGGGTGCTAAGTTTCCTGTGCTTGGGAGTATCTTCGGAAAAGTTGGAGGTGTGCTCGGCAAGGTGCTCGGCACAATAAAAAGTGTAGGTGGTACAATCTTTAATCTGATACAAAAGACAAAAATTTACACTGTAGCTGAAAAGATTGGTAAATTTATTGGCAATATATTCGCTCCAATTATAATATTATGGGGCGCTGTCAAGACAGTGATGGGTGCTATCGAAGGTTACAATGAGGATGGAATTGCAGGTGCAATCAAAGGTGGGATCAACGCTCTGTTCGACTTCATGGTAGGAGATCTTGCTAAGTTGATAGCGGCAATACCAGCGTGGATTTTAGAAAAAATTGGTTTGAAAAATATGGCCGGTGCCTTAACCAAAGGAGTTGATGGTATAATACAGAGTCTTAAAGATTTGGTTGGTGGTTTGGTAGATACTGTTGTTGGTGTTTTTACTTTTGATAAAGAAAGAATTCTCAAGGGAATCGGCGGGCTTATGGATGGTCAGGTTGATCTAGTGGGGTGGGTTTTGGGTATGGCTATTGACCCGGCTATAAATTTCTTGAAAGATGTATTCAAATGGGGAGATCCAGGTGTACCATTCAGTTTCAAAGAGGATGTTGTGGATCCAGCCTGGAAAGCGGTTAAGGATTGGTTTAACAAGATATTATCATTCGGCGACACAGCAGATGGTGGGTGGTCGTTACTCAAGTTCGTCAATAATGTAGAACAAAAAATAAAAGACTTTTTCATTGGAATGTTCACTTGGGCATTCACTGCTGGGGCAACAAAGCAAGGTGAATGGAGCTTGACTACGTTCATAGGTACAGTATTTGAGGATGTGAAGGCGTGGTTAGTGAGTATGTTCAGTTGGGTTAATCTAGATCCGGTGTGGTCGTTAAAGGATGCAGTTACAAAAACATGGAACAATGTAAAAACATGGTTCACAAGTCTAATATCATGGTCAGAGACCGACATGTCTGCAGGAGTTGAGGATGGATTCATCATTAGCTCTGTCAAAGGTGTGGTTTTGACTATAAAGATGTGGTTTGACAAACTATTAACATTCGATAGTGCAGAATCAACAATAACAAGCCTGATAAACATTAAAACATGGTTACCGAATCTTGTCACAACCGGATTGGGTAAAATATCTGAATGGTTCTTGAGATTATTTGGCTTTGATGAACAAGCGGATACCGTTAAGGAGTGGAATGATAAATTTTCGATTGGCTCTCTTGTAGTGGGTGCTGTAAGTGCGGCTTGGGAATGGGTTTCGAGTAAATTTCATGATGCTAGTAAATTATATGCAGAAAAGTGGGATGAAGTCGCGAAGGGGTTCAAGGATGTAGGAGAGTTTATATGGAGTGGTGTGTCAGGTGCTTGGAATTGGTTGAAAGAATTATGGGATAACCCGAAAAAGATAATTGAAGATGGATGGAATCGAGCAGCATCTGGTGTCAGTTCGATCGGTGATTGGATTTGGAATAACATCAAAGACACGTGGAGTTGGTTTAAAGGTTTATGGTCCAGTGCCAGTGAAACACTCGAGCGTGGTTGGAATCAAGCAACCGCGGGTGTAACCGACGTGGGCAGTTGGATTTCAAGCAATATCACGAGCGCATGGAGTTGGTTTGAAGGTTTGTGGATTGATACTAAAAAATCCTTCGAAGATGGTTGGAATAATTTGACGGGCAGTGTGAGTGACGTGGGTAGTTGGATTTGGAGTAAAATAAAAGATGTGTGGAGTTGGTTTGAGGGTTTGTGGTCCAGTGCTAGTGAGTCACTCAAGCGTGGCTGGAATGGTTTAACACAAGGTGTTACTAATGTGGGTAGTTGGATCTGGAGTAACATTAAAGGTGTGTGGAGTTGGTTTGATGGTGTGTGGTCCGATGCGAAGAAGACTCTCAAGGATGGCTGGAATCAAGCAACTACAGGAGTCACTGATGTGGGTAGTTGGATTTGGAGTAAAATGAAGGTTGTGTGGAGTTGGCTTGAAGATATATGGACTGATCCTGTAAAATCACTTAAGGATGGTTGGAGTGGTTTAACACAAGGTGTTACTAATGTGGGTAGTTGGATTTGGAGTAGAGTGAAGACTGCAATGGATTACTTAATCACACTATTACCTGTGGACATGAGTGCTTCGATTAGAACAGGGTGGGCATCTATATTCGGAACGGAAGGTATTGGATCATTTCTTAGTAACAGGATCGCTGCCATTGGTGATTGGTTTACAGAAACGTTCGGAAACTTGAAAAAGAGTTTAGTTACAGCAACTCCAGCGTGGGTAAAGAATCCTGGTGAATTTATAATGAGTAAGTTACAACCCGTATTTGACTTCTTTCATGAGTTGTTTGATTTTGAAAAACATATCTTTAAGATAAAGCAGTACGCGAATTCTAAACTACCTGATATGTTAAAAATGGATTTAGGTCCAGATAAGGCTCAAATGGTCAAATCTGCAGTTATGAAATCAGAGAAATCTTCTGGAGCTGAGACTTTTGGGAAGGACACCATGCGATATATATCTGCCAACATGAAATGGCATGAGCTCACTGGTGATGAATACCGACAGACTAGATCAGTAGATATGGCTAAAGCGGCTGTTCAGAAAAAATTCGGAAATGACCTCACATCAATCGATGTAAACGAACTGAAGAAGGTCGCTAGTGCGTTGACAAATGATAATTCAACCTCTTCACGATTATTATTAAAAGAGGTGGAAAAAGTTTTTGAGAATAAATTTGAGTTTGACAAAAAACAAAATATGAAGCTAGCTGCAGATTCTAAAATACTCAAAGAATCTATAGCCGCATATGAGCGTGGAGAGAAACCACCCATGTTAGTGGATGTCCAAAAGGTGATTGATACCAAACCGATTGACCAACCACCTTCTAGAACTATAGAGCAAAATAAAATTTTGCTTGACTCCATCTCGCGGATGAACACAAATTCAACCACACCAGTGGTTTCTAGTGTTAATATAAGCCCATGGGAAGGCAAATTGGATTTGGGACCCACCATACAACGTGGTATTGAGCCGCAACCGGTTGAGAGTAATAATAGGTGGAATCAATTACAAGCATCAAGTGCTAAGATTGAGCTCAACAAAGGCATTCAGGATCGAGTGTTGGACAATCAGAGACAGCAATCACCAGCAGTACAAAAAACAGACAAGACTGGCGCCGAACTTAATAAGAAGATGGATATGATGGTCAAAGCCATGACTGAGAGCATCGAAACACAGAAGCAAACACTCGAGGTACTACAACAAGGTAAGAATGAGCCTGCTGGAAGTACCGTCGTGAATAGTGGTGGTAATTCAACTACTGTAAACAATATAACAACACAGTCTGATATAATGACGTTTCGCAACCAAGTACTGTCTAGATTACACAACAAATGATAAGTAATATCGATGGCTGAACCACAAAAATACGTTGAAACCTTTTACGGTCCACAAGAATCGTATGGAGATATTGTACCGGACGCTGCTAGTTTCTACTGGAAGTTAACTCCACCTGTAAAATTAGGTTTTGGAGAATCAACCGAAGCGGGTATTGCCGGTAAGAGGATCGGAGGTTTCGGTCCAGCTCCTAGATTGTTACCAATAACGCAGAGAGCCACAAGTGAAGGTGATAAACTGACTGAATCACAACAGACACCATCTGTACACGTTAATATAAGGGACTTACATCACTGGACAGAATCACCAATATCATCTCGGCGAGAGGTACCGGTTCTAAACTTAAAAGAGATGCGCATATTAACCAATCCAATGCTGAATCAGATGGCTAATAGTGTGTTTTCAATGATCGAAAATGGGTCTGCCGCGTGGGATACATTCGCAGGAATAATAGACTCAGCATCTGGAGACAATTTTGATTTTGGTCAAGCGTTAGAGCGAATGGAAAGTGACAAGGATAAGTCAACTGCCAAAAAGAGTGAGGATTCTAAAAGCACTGTATCATCCGGTGATGCAGTGAACTCTAGTGGTAGTGTTACCGGTGCATTGCAGGGTAATCTCCCAGAGTCTCAAGTTACAAGGTATTCAGACCCAATGAATCCATACAGTTTATTGTACACGACAAAACCAACCGGGTTTAAATACAGTCTACCGTACATGGAAGACTCATATGTTAGCAATTCAGGAATGTTTGGAGATGATGCATCTTCAGCTGGATCGATAGTTTCCGGATTACAAAATTACACACAAGGAATGGCAAAAGTATTACAGACTGTTAACATGAGAAAACTAGCAGCTCCTGGTAAGTTGATAGAGCAACCGAAAGCCTTCACTTTCACTGGTAGAGAGAAGTCATATACAGTCACATTCCCACTATTTAACACTAAATCATATGTAGAAATCATACGAAATTGGCAGTTTATATATTTAATGTCATATCAGAATACACCTAATAGAGTTAATAGAGATTTGATAGACCCTCCATGTATATATGAATCGTATATACCAGGCATGTGGTATAGTAAGTATTCAGCATTAACAAGTATGACTGTAGATTTCATTGGAGCGAGGAGAGAGATGTATGTACCTATAGACTTTTTAGATCATGCAGACAATCAACACGAACAACAAGCTTCAGGCAATTGGATTGAAAAGAAGCGTAAAGTGTTAACTGTTATACCAGATGCCTATCAAGTAACACTCACATTAACTGAGCTATTTAGTGAGACACAAAATATGAAACATCAAATGCTACGTGAATCAATGAATGATAAAATTAGAACCGGTGTGATAACGAGATAGTCATGGAAGAAGCAATAAAATACGACAAGTATGAGGTAGAATCGTTACTACAACTCTCCAAAAATCAAGAATTTAAACTTGAGAGGATTTTTGATGTATATAAGCAATCTGGTGGTAAATTTTTTTATTATAATATATTTAATAGCGTGCGCTTTCCATCACCACTTCATCAGGATGCATACACATTATACTACACAAAGATAGAAGATTTATGGACCGTGATATCATTTAGGCACTATGGTAGAATAGATCTGTGGTGGATTGTTGCTAGTATAAACGGTATTGACAATACATTCATACCACTACCTCCTGGAACAAAATTAATGATACCGACGCCAGTTGCTATCCGGTCGATTATTGACTCTGTGAGGGATAAATTATAGTATGTCTGATGTAATCAAATTTTTTGAGTCTGTTGTGAAAAAAATAGACTTGGATCAAGGTAATGTCGGTTCAGTTGAGCAATTTGATGATCGTAGATTCCGATTTGGAGCTTATTTAATAAATCAAGATGCCCGGGCCGTGAAACTACGTAAAGGTAATATAACTGAACTAGAGATAGTCGATGACTTGACTGACTGGTTCCATCACGGACACATAACGTTCACAAATCCAGATGATATATTAGAGCGAACTCAATCACAGCTGATGAATGAAGGTGACGATCTAAACCAACGTGCAGGTATAGTACCATATAGATTCAGAGGTGATTGTAGAGACATGCTATACATATTCATGGAACCTCACATCACACCAGAGGATCAACCTACTGCTAATTTAAATAATATGGTACATACGTTTAAATTCTTATTCACGGTATATGCAGTTGAGGATATACTCGATGAGAGAGGCAAGAGATACAAGAAGCAGAAGATGTACTTTCATGATTATAGATTACAGATGCTCCGAGAAAAGAATACATATTATAGCACTGCAAAAAATTACAATATACTAGGAGATCGCAACGAAACTAGAACAACAATATCACAGAAGAGTAACGCGAACCGAGAGAAGTATACAGGTGAGATAATTCAGGATATATTGAACTCTTCATTGCTTGAAACAGACACGAAAGGGTTATTCTCGAGGAACTGGGAGTTTGGTTCTAGTAAACTCTTCTATACAAGCCCGAGTGAAAATAAGGCCATTGATGATTTAAATTATGTACTAGATGTACATGCAAGTTCACATGAGACACAATATCAGCCTTGTGTGCTCAAGGTACAGCGATATTCGGAGAGATTTGAATTGTTACCTCTATCGCAGTATTTTGAAAATGCAGTACACGATAGAGGTCCTGGTGTATATCAATCCGAACATTTTCTATTGTCTTTTGAAAATGAGGCTCGTAATGATTCAATCCCACCGGAACGTAAGACTTTTGGTAAATCCGCGCAGGATATCAATATAAACTATCACTACCCTGATATTTCAGTGATTGATGACTTTATATTCTCTGAAATAAATGGTGTTGATTGTCAGGAAATATTAAACAGTGTGATAACACATAGGTATAATGAGAGTGATAAATCTTTTGGAATAAGTCTCGTGAGTGGTAACATATCTACAATACAGGATGATTTTCAATCACTATATATTAGCAAAACGTTTGGTGGTGAAAATGGTAGTGGTTTCACGAGTTGGTTAACAGACATTTCTAGAGAAAGTAACTACAATATTTCAATTGCATCATCCAACAGATCCGACACATCAAGTATATTCTCAACTGGCCGGAACAAAAAGCTGTTAGCCGCATTTTTGTTAGGTAATACAATTGAATTTCAATCTAGAGGGCTTACGAGTAGAAGATCCGGTGTCTGGATCGCAATGGATCGTGAGAATAACTACATTGATAATGAGTATGATGAAAAAGTGTTAGGTCAATATTTTTGTACAAGAGTAGTGCATCGTATAGATGCAGATGGGTCATATAATAACAGTGTGATTGCCGTGAAACCTTATACATACAGGAATCAAAGATTCTCGACTAACGATATACTATTTAAAGATACAGAAAAGTTGTAAGTATGACAATATTAAGAACAGATCCTTTTTTGATAGATATAAATTTAGTATCTACAATCGATTTACAAGCAAACATATCGGATTATGTATCACTGCTAGAAAATTTCGCTGATGAATGTGTGTTGAACAATACATTCTGGCATACCGACAGTCATAGTGATCCAATAACGAGCAAGATAGACTTTTTTACAAAGCTAAATAATAATCAAATAAAATCAAAAGACAATCCACACGGAGCGAAGAAGCGAAATATAGACACAAAAATGTTACATCGTAAGAATTATGAGGACCAAGTTCCGGATGACGTGATTTTGAAGGTGGATAGTAACAAGCATGCTTCAATGATCGATCCTACAACAATAACAGGTACAAAAACCACTATAACCCGTGAGTGGGTTCTAGATGGTGATGACTACGGTATACAATCAAACGGTAAATGGGAACATACAGTGAATACACAAGCTGTAGAGTATAGTGTAGAAGAAATTTTACCAATACAAGCAACACCTCCGGAGTTGCAAGAGGAATTCGGCATGAAAGATATGACCTCGTGGTTTGTCTTGTGGTGGTTGGAGAAGTTTTACACCACACACAACGTAGTCCGGCAGCAACTGGTAGAGATGTTAGGCGAACAGAATGAGTTTTTTGTAAAGTTTAGTGACAGTGTTGGTCAGCTAAAAAATATCACTGATACACGCGACACATCAACACTACCTGTATGGGATACTAACGTAGAGGCATTCGGGTTAGAATATTCAACACCATCAACTGTGGCTGGTGTTAGTAAATATTGTCTACTACCAGAGAGTGTCGCATTATGTGAACAATTATCAAAAAATACAAATCAAATCTTCCGGTCTAATATTGCAAATATGATGGAAGATGCAAGTAGAGATGAGATTATATCTGGTGTTATGCCTAGCTTTTCTAATCAAAGTCATGGTAATAATCTTGTGACAGACAATATGCATATAACACGCATGTTTAATTTTGTTGAAACAGTCAGAAATGTCATACAAGATCACCTAAAAGGGTTGTATGGAGTTTTAGAGTTATTAAGCAATAGAGAAAATTACATGATAGTCAATAAACCCAAACAAATATTATTGAAGGTTGAAAATTTCACAACAGCGGTTGATGTATTTAAAAATAAGATCAAATCGTTTGACAAAACAAGTGAATCGCCTGTATCTAGATACGGTAAGTCTATGATTTATGGTACGAATAATAGGAATCAGTCACTCTCAGTGTAGATTAATCCTCTTCTGATTCATTCTTGATTTCAATTATATCACCGGAGTTCATCAATTTATCTAGTATTTCTTGTCTAGTCAATGTATTGCTACTACCCTTTTGTTCTAACATGGCTTGCTTGGACTCAATATCCATCACCTTGACCTTAATTTGTGTTTCCGCCTTTTGTTGTTGTAGTAAAACCTTATTTAATGCCTCTATCGCACTAGTACTAGCTTTGTATAGTTCTGCGAGTGAGTGTACATCCTCCGGCTCCGGAGCACTCACGATGAATTGCTTTATATTGTCAATAGTATCCATACTATCTTCAATCAATCTCCCTGTATTATTTAAAATAAATTGCTCCAAGTCCTCTTTTTTAAGGTTAAAGGGTGCCTTTTCCGGATTTCGAGTGAGTTCTGTTGTATGTTTTAATTGATCTAACAGGGAATCGATACTATCTTCATTATCGTTTGTCTCCATATTTAATATTTAGTAAATTGTTGTTGAAAAACAATTCAATATATACTATAATGATATTATGATAACAGTAGAAGTACAGGGACACGGTAAGTTTGTAATCGCAAGCAACAAATTGAATGAATTACTGGATTGGCTATCCAATCATTCCATGCCAGTGGAGGTGAATGTAAGAAAATTGCACGATGATGACACTCTGTTAAACGGATGAACATAAAATTATTAAAAACACACACGTTAGCAGTATTACCAACTGCCAACAACAAAGAACATGGTACAGGTGATTCTGGTTTTGATTTAGTTGCAGTTGAGAGTGTTCAGATACCCGCTAGATCTTCTGATGTCGTCCCGGTTGGAATAACGCTAGCGGATATAACTCCTGGTTATTGGATTAGAATTGAACCTAGAAGCGGTCTAGGATTTAAACACAGTATACAGCCGCATTTAGGTGTCATTGACAATGGATATAGAGGTGATTTAGCGGTCAAATTATATAATTTTAGTGATGTAATGTTTGATGTGAATCCGGGTGATAAAATCGCACAGCTAGTTGTATATCCACTATTACAACCTAAATTTGAATTTGTAGAAGAAATAACTACAACCGCCCGTGGAGATAAGGGTTTTGGTAGTAGTGACATGAAAACTAAATTAAAATCTGGTTCCGACCAAGTCTGATATGTTTGAGAGTTTATGGATTGAAAAATATCGCCCTAGTAAATTAGATCAGCTAGTCTTGTCTGATAATAACAGACAGATATTAAAGAAATATCAAAAGACTGGAGAGATTCCTAACTTATTGTTCATCGGCCCAGCCGGTATTGGAAAAACTAGTTTGGCTCGCGTTATTTGTAATGATGTTTTGGGATGTCAATATTTATATATAAACGCAAGTGATGAAAACGGCATTGATACAATACGGTCGAAGGTTACTAATTTCTCTCGAACAAAGAGTTTCGATGGAAAGATCAAGTGTATTATTTTAGATGAGACAGATGGTCTCAGCCTAGACGCACAGAGAGCTTTGCGTAACACCATGGAGGAGCATTCATCAATAACAAGATTTATACTAACAGCGAACTATAACCATAGGATAATACCACCACTGCAGAGTAGATGTCAATCATTAGACTTAACACCAGATATGAAGGGATGTTTAGAGCGAATTGATCATATAGCTAAATGTGAGTCGATAGAGGTTACAGATCAACAAAAGCTGCATGAGTTTGTTAAAAAATGTTATCCAGATTTACGTAAATGTATAAATGAGATACAAAAAAATACTATTGATAACAAACTGTGCCTCGACAACTTAGTCAAAGTCAAGGATGTGTTCGTTGAGAGCTTGTATGAAATAATAAACAAGGGACTTGCAATGAAAGCTAGGAAAAAAATCATCGAGAATGAGCATGTTTTTAGTGGTGATTATACAGAGCTACTGAGATCCCTATTTAATTATATTGATAGTTCATCAATGAACAATAATGACAAGGCTACGTGGTTATTAGTAGTATCAGAACACATATATCGCGCTAGCTTTGTTATGGATCCTGAAATTAACTTTTACTCGTGTATTATAGAGCTATCAACAAAAAAATGATTTTATCCTTGTGGATAAGGATTTGATCCAACCACAAAAAAGACATTTACTTGCACAACATTCCTTTGGTTGGTTTGCAGGCTTTTTTCTAGGACGACCTCTAGGTCTTTTAGGTTTTTGTGTACTATTTTGTTTCATTAGGAAATATATCTAGATGTATATGACTCAGCACCGGTTGCTCCTTGTTGTTTTATATCCTTATCTGTCATTGCTTTATTATTCTTATCATCCGTGCCGGTCTGTCTAGTAGGAGATGTAAATTGGTCACCTTCTTCTTCAACCTTTTTGAGTTCTGTTGGTTTTACGTCAATATTCTCTTCACGCTTGAGACTATCTGGAATATCTGGTAATGTGTCATTAGGTCCGTCCAATTCTATTAAATTTTGAGGCAATGTAACAAACACACCATTAAACCTACCAGGAGCTGTTTCCTGTGTAATATCAATATGAAAATCATCAGTACCTAATGCTTGATCAACGCTGGAATTAACTGCAGGTCGTAGTGTCTTTACTGAACTAACACGCAGAATGAGATCTGATTCATCCAATTCCCTCAGCTTGTCTATTAATTGCTGAGGAGCTTTGGTAGACCACTCGTCCTGGTTCCAGCCCTGTTTTAACTTAATAATATCACCGGTCAAAAACCCGCCACCTTGATATCTTGAAAAATTACTTTCAAAAATTGTGTTAAATTTACTAGTCATTTTAATTATTTATCAACCCCCCGAGCTTTTCCAGGCGTATTTTAAACTACTGTAATAAATAATCATACATGGCTATTGTTATAAACAATTTAACTCGAACAAAAACGTACACGCAAAAGGATATAACGTATAAGGATATCTGGTTCGACTTGCAAGAAGATGCATTACCGACAACAAATACAGCTTTTGGTGATATAACCAGATCTGATATTAGAGTGTCGAGTGATGAGGGCGCTATTTTGAATAGTATCAAAAATATATTCACCACCGTACCTGGGCAGAAAGTTTTAAATCCATCGTTCGGTGTCAATCTAGTACAATGGTTGTTTGAGCCGTGTTCAGATTTTAATGCTAGAGAGATAGGTGAAGCTGTAGTTAATGGAATTGAGAGGTTCGAACCGAGGGTAGTCGTTAATGGTGTTACAGTACTACAAGACCCTGATAGAAATGAATATCAAATTAAACTTGCATTGCTAATGCCGCAGTTAAATATTAACAAAGAGTATAGAGGAGTTTTAAGTTCTCCTGGATTCGATTTTATAACAGAAAATGAGTGAGAAATTTACAGATTATAGTTTGCCGGACACAGCCTACACTGTGTTTGATGCAGATAGCTTAAAGTCGTTAATAGTAAAAAGGTTAACAGAACAAGGTACATTTACTGATCAGATATATGAAGGTAGTAATTTATCATCATTTATTGATGTAATTGCATATAGTTATCATGTATTGATGTTTTATTTGAACAGAACTTCATCGGAAAGTGTATTCACTGAATCTACAATATATGAAAATGTTAATAGAATTGTTAAAATCTTGAACTACAATCCACTTGGATATCAAACAAGTATGTTATCATTTGATATGATAGCAACAGAGGATCTAGTACCTGGTACATACACAATACCAAGATACACATATATCTCGAGTAATGGTGTTACATATACAACCAATACCGACATCTCGTTCACCAAGATTTCGACTAGCAGTGAGCAAATAAATGTTGTTGGAGAAAATTACCTGCTATATCAAGGTGAGTGGGTAGAAGCACCAAAGATTACCGCAATTGGAAATAATTTTGAAACATTTTTATTGAGTTCAGACGAGCAAGAGACAAACATTGATCACTTTAACATACATGTATACATAAAACATCAAAATGATGGTAATTATTACCAATATAATGAGACTGAGTCTCTATATTTGAATGACGGTAAAACAAGAGTGTTTGAGAAGCGATTGAATCACGATTTGAGTTATGAGCTCAAATTTGGTAACAATATTAACGGCAGAAAGCTGAACCCAGGTGATCAAGTATGTATATACTATTTAAAGTCCTCTGGTGAATCCGGGAGAGTTGGTCCTGGTTATTTGGATCAAAATAAATTAGTGTTGTTTGGTACAACATCATTCACAAGTATCAGGAGTGACATTAAGCCTAAAAACATAAATTACATCTCATACGATAACCTAGAAACTGTACAACTAACTAATACAAACTCAAGTACATATCCACAAGAAAGAGAGAATATTGAAGAGATAAAGCGTAAAGCACCAATACATCACGTCAATCGGGATAGGTTGGTTACAATAAATGACTACAAATCATTTATGGATAAAAACTTTAATAGGATACTATCAAGCACTAATGTAGTGGATAATAATAAGTTTCTAGATGGTCATATCAGGTATTTGACAGAGAAGATAGGCATAACAAACCCATTAACAGAAAGTAGAATATTATATAATCATCTCAATGCAGCGAGTTCGAATACATCAAATAATGTTTATATATATGCTGTACCGAAGATTGTTAACATGCCATCAACACAACCAATGACAAGCTTCATCAACCCCGCACAACGGAGATTGATACTGGATGGTATGGAGGAAATATCAATGGTCTCACACCAACCTATAATAATGGATCCGGTGTATGTGGCCATATCACCTGGTTTGCGAACAGCTAGTGAGGAGGAGTCAGTTAATTACATCGAGAACACACAAATACATGTTAAGCGGTCAAATGAAACCATAAGAGATGATTCGGCGATTAAGCAAGATGTTATTGAAGCTATAAAATTATTTTTCTCTTCAGAAAGCATTAATATTGGTGGAAAGATCGATCTTCCGACATTGAGTCAACAGATTCTAGAAATAACTGGCGTTGATGAGATTTACACGTACAGAACCGATACACAACAGCAAATATTAGGCCTAAGCTTTACATTATGGAACCCTGTGTACGAGGATATAGATATCGAGACGACAGGGCAAGCAGTGTCATTACCATATTACAAGCATGCATATTTATATGACAATACCAACTTAGATCAAAGGATTCTAATAAAAGAATAATCCATGGCAACATATAATCAACTTGTGGGGTCAAGTTTAACTGACCTTGTAGTACCTTTCACGACGGATAACGGATTGGGTGAGATCGACACCGGCACCAAACAGTTATCCGGATACACGTTAGAGTTGACAAAGTTTACATTCACAGCTATATTGTCATCACTCGACAATACATATGTAGGTGCAAGTTTTGATAAGTTGATATGGGATATGGGTGACGGTACAATCATGACTGGTGTTGAAGTTACTAAACAATATAAATACCCAGGCATATACAATATAACAACCATAATCACAGATCAGAATGGTGTTACGCATAAAAATCGAGTCTCACAAGAGATAAAGGTTTACAACTATGTACCAGATGCACTCATTTGGTACACAGATGCTATAACTGATGAGTTTGGTGGTCGTCCGGAACAAGCGCGAGCCGGTCGACCAAGTGAAGATTTGACTATATACCGAACAAATAGCTGGCAGAGTTGGGATATGGTTGAGAGTGATGATGGATATTATATAAATTTATACTCTTCCGGAAGCAAGAGTGCACCGCTCACAACCGAACAATATTGGTCGGATCCGGATATACACTTAACACCCACGTGGCGATTCGTCGCAAATAAAGAAAGTACAGAACCCCTGACCAGAATAAAGACGAGTAATGAGTATATATACGTCAAGAAAATAGGGTCAGAATTAATTAGAGTTCCTGGAGAGGATACTGGTGCACTATTTGTTGGCACATCAGGCTCAGCTACTGTCAATTATATAGATGACAATCCAAATCGATTAACAAGTCAGCGAGCGAATACACCAGATGAAAACACAGGTGGTGTGGCTTTAGCGAACGAGAATACAGGAGAGACTGGTGTTGAGGATAGGGATATAATTTTATATGCATCATTCGACACCAGCAAATTTCCTGTCATTGAATCTGACAAGAATATACAGAATTTTGAGTTATTAAAATCAAAATACATGCAGATGTATGAGACACAAAAAGTAGGTTTACCGATTAAAGTAAAATATAACTATCCAGAGCACTTATCAATAACTAGCAATGGTATAAATGACTTTCCTATAAGTCCATCCAAGTTTTTAGATTCACCAATGTCATTATGTGTGCGTACAGCCGATGAATATAATACAAATATTGTATCTAAGGATATCCCAGAACTCAGATCTAGATGGACCGCTCCAACCCAATCATTCTCCGGAGGAGATACTAGTACAGATACTCTAACATCACAGGGATATGTAACATTATTTCTAAGCGGTTCAGATAGTACATTTGAGCGAGTTAAAACACCATTTGCTAGTGAAGAAGATTTTAAGGTGTGGGATGTGGGTACTATCTACCCCAACGATGAGATAAACAAATACGTCAGGTTGATAATCGCCGAGCGCGACGGGACAACAAAACCACCAATAACCAACCGCACAGTTAAGTTACTATTTAGTGAGATAATAGAAGAACAACAAACAGAGTTAGAGTTAACTGATATATCAGATCATACATATGGTAGTGGTCGGCCTCGAGACTGGATAACCAAATCCGGAGAGAGATATTATGGCTATATCGCCCCCAAATCAACATATAAGAGTGACCAATCAATCGATTTACAGTTGAATGACAGTGATGTTGATATCTCTGGTGTCAATGGTGCGTGGCTAACATATGCTAATATGAGTGTCAGTGATTCTAAATTAATTGAGGACAACAAGTACAGATTCTTCGCTCACACACTAATTGACCCACCACTGACCTTCAATACAGAAGTTGTTTACTACTATATAACTAATCCAACAAATGATTGGTTCTGGCAAATAAAGCCAGTATATTACAGAGAGTATAGTTACGGTGATGATGGTGCAACACAAACATACACACCTCCGGTTTCAACTCAAACACCAGGAAATAGTGGTATGTATGGTATTGCTGTCGATCCAGATGGTAATGTAATAGCTGTTGATGGTGATACGGACAAAATAATAAGATATTGGAGAAACGGTACATCACGAGCTGAGCTCCCCATCCGAGATTTGATGCCAGAGAGCACACGTGTAAATCACTATCCGGACAACGAAGAGCAATACGGTTACACACCCAGCAGTGTAAGTATTGATGGTAACAAAGATTACTGGGTCACATTGTATGATACTGTATCCACTGTAAAGCTTGATGGTGAAACAGATCAAATAATAGCAGTCGCTGTACCGGACGTTCAGAATACATTAGTCCACCCTTACAAGCAGATAGATGCGAACAGCCGTCCTGGTGAATATGGTGAGAGTCTGTTGATTCCTGCGACTGTAGAAACGTGTGTAAATAATGATATTGTTGTAACTTACACAAACCCTTTATGTAGTTTTATAGCTAAATACAACACTAATGGTGAGATGTTATATAAGTACGAGCTACCTAATATCGATAGATATTTCGCCGGCGATGTTGTAGTAGATGTGAGTGATCATATTTGGGCGATCACAGAGTCCACTGGATTGAATGATGATGGTTCACCAAATTTAGCTCCGCTAAGAAGTATGATATATTCATTCGACGAACAACTGACAGTGCGTCACGTTATTAGCTCAGTACAAGGTACATCATTTTATGATACTTTAAAACCACCACCAAGACCAAAAGAGGAGGTTGTGTATACAGTCAACATGAAGCAGGAATATAATTATATAAAGCAAGAATATTATGAGACTGCGTTTTTAATTGATGGATTTGGTGAAGAGACTAATCCTGTGCTAACGCTATTTGAAGGTAATGTTTATCATTTCCAGAATCAATATTTTAACAACGGTAAGCATCCTTTACGCTTTCAGCGTTTAGGTGGTACTGATGAAAATCTACCAAATGACACCCCTGGTGCCGACTTTGCTATCGATGGTGGAGTTATATTAGAATCTGTATCCGGATATGATACAGAGATGGTTTCAATAGAAATCACACCCGATATGCCCAGTAGAATATTATTAGTAGATGAGCGTTATATAGAAACGATAAAAATGTTGATAGTGATAGTACCTAAGCCTGTCGAGAACGCACGTGATCTTAGTACATTTGATGTTATTGATAATGCAAGTTTTATAGTACCGGATAATAATAATCACATTTGGTTTTCATGGGGTAATAGATATTGCTCTAGATTCAATCAACTAACAAATGAGATAGACACCACATATGCCGTTGGATCAGCATACGATGATCCTAGATTTGAGCCGTTATCAGCTGATATGGTTGAGCGTAGAGATAATGCTAACAGGAGGTCAGCTATCGAAGGATTATCCATGGATACTGCGAACAACTTACTGATTGTACATAATCACGATCAAGTACTGTACGCTATCAATTCAGATACACCAACAATAAGTGCGAGTATAAATATAAAAACATATCAAGAACCATATGAAACGTTCACATGGGTTGAATCGATATGTAGTGATAAGCTCGCGACTCAGGATGATTTCTTGTTGTATCCAGACACACATTTGACCAAAGAGCAAATACAAGTATTTCTCTCAAACTCGCACTTCACCGGTGCACCCGACCAACTACAAGCAGCCTTCAACAATTACAATACTGACGACACAAAATGGCGAACATGCCATGGCGCTAATCCAGTGAGTTCTACAGGCTTTCAGCAGGAAATTTGTGCGTATGGTGACTGGACTGGATATAGGTGGATAAATAAGTATGATCCGCGACCGGTATTGAGTGACGCAACAACAGGATTTGTAAGTATAACTGGATGTAGTGATGAATTTAGGTTAATTTCTGAGAAGAATGTCCATGAGGTATTTAAGATAAACGAAGATATAGATTTCGCTGAAATAATAAGATCTTACATGAAACACCCCGCGCTCCGGAATAATAGTAGAGTATATAATGATTTGATGAATGCAGTTTTCGGTTCTACTGATTCGGGTGTCTTTTCGATAGGTAAAAGAATATATGAGAGGATCACAAATTATGTTTCAAATCACTCAGATATTGATACATGTACTATATCTGCGTTGCATGGATTGGCAGGTATGGTCAATTATGAGCTCAGAAATTTAGGCATGCCAATGCCCGCAGAACTGCAGCGACTGACTGATCTGTTATCGATAAACTTGAACAGACTGAAAGGTATCAAATTTAGTGATCAGACAGACTATGATAAACACGGTAATTGGAATCAAAGTGCCGCTGGTGGTAATCTAGGAAGGGAGCTAATGTTTATATTTGATTGGGCTGAAGATGTTGGTTACATGAGCGGCGATTATGTACATTATTTGGGTGAGTATTATGAGGCAACGCGATCAGGAAAATCTATAAGACCAAATATCAATAGCGATACCTGGAGGCACTGGCCTCATGGGGAGATCAAGACGACACACATGGCTGATGTTGATCGACTATATAGAGGTAAGACATCTGAGTGGCGACAAGATTATTATGCAAACCTACCTGTGAAGATACAGTTATTACAAAATCTAAAGGTTGATCTCACACAGGATTTCGTAATCCATGAAGAACATACTGGTACCTTTCGTAAGGTAAAACCTACCGCAATAAGTGTTGAAGATCCACGAGTTTTTACCGTAAAATTAGTAGACGAATCTAGACTTGAAATCAGTAATGATAATACTGAGAGACTATCTGAAGAGTTTATATCTACACAAGATATTACACCTATATACACGATAGATAATGACATCATAACCATAATGAATCAGCCGGTCACAAATAACAGCACAATAGTGCTGTTTAGGGATCGCACTTATAAGTTTGATGTTGAAAGCTTCGGTCATCCAATAATAATAACTGAACAACCTGGTGTTACAGCAACCCCGGTATTGGATTATGTATCCGGACAAGGAACTGAATATGGTAGGATAGTGATAAAGACAGATGATCACCCTATATTTGGTAAGGTGGTTCCAGATAAACTCTACTACCAGAGCATACACGATCCGAATATATCCGGTACAATAGTTGTACAAGACGTTCTAGATTTACCGGGGTATGATGAGAATATAAAAGGATTGACAGTTTATAATTTAAACTTGTCTGTCAGTGCCCATTCACAGATAGATAAACTAGGATGGGGATTGACGTACCCTGTTGGTGATAACGTCTGGCAATATTACTCTATATATGAGTATATACCTAACGGAAATTTGAATTATGAATATAGAAATAATGTTATAGATTGGGATTCACCAAACACTACCATAACATTTGATGAGTTTGAGGATATGGGTGTTGCTGGTTGGTCTGGTGTTGATGGTTTTGTGGATGTATTGTTTGAAAAGAAAATTCGAGGAGGTTTAGACTTCTTTAACGGATTGGATTCGATTAAATAGTGTTATGAGTATCGGAGTTGAGACTAGAATATATAAACCCTACAACAGTATTGTAGGATCAGAAACTAGATCCGGAGACGATAATGTCAAGCCGTTCATATTTACAGAGTGGCTAACACGGATAGGTGAAACAAGTGATAATCAATCTGAATTTATACAGGATTATAATAGATACATCAGACAATGGAACAGTAAAGTGGAAGAAAGATCTTCAACAGAGGGTACAAAGGATACATATAAACAATTCTTAAGAAACATCGTTCTAAATTTCACCACTAGTGAAGAGAAGAGATTTTTAACCACAATAGACTATAACAATCCTAGACATCTGGAACCAGCTTTAGCATTCTTTGCGAGGAAGCTGAATGATATAACACAATACTACGCCAATCAACGAGAATCTATAAAATATACAGCTGACAGGCTAGTTTCCAGTGGGTCTAAAAGATCTATAGAAAAATATATTCAAACAGCAATCAATGATATAATTGAGAGAAGGCGAGCGTTTGAAACATACGTGGATGTTGATAAATCAGAAAAGATACAATCCCGCGTAACAATTAGCGAATTATACGAATCACAGCCAGAGAATATAATCGGAGAATATGTTTTAACAGATGAGATATTTAGTGATTTTTCACAGGCGGTAGTTGAGCTGTTAAGAGAGTGTACACCTACATTAGAATTAGGTGAAGGTCTGTCCTTAAATGTCTCAGGGGATGTAGAGCCTACAGAAGAAAATATCAATTTACTCGATTATAGTAATTTTATAAACTATGAAAAGAGCTTTGCAAATTTAAAGCTAGTTTCAGAGGTGGATTATATAAAGAAAATAACCGGTGCTGCTCAATATACAATTCAGGACAATGAGCTAGTAAAACTATTCGAACCTACACAGCCATGGCGTGATATATATTCCAGACATATACCTGATATAAGGTCATCATCTAAGCAAACTAAATTATTATCTAAGTACCAAATAGGTACACTATATATACCACAAAATTTAGGTACACTGACATATTATAGTTATGATCCGAAAGTAAATGTTATTGGTGAGTTAGATGATACAATAACAACAGATATAACTAAGTATGGTGATGATAATTTAACTAGTGTTGTGAGTTACATTGAAGATGTAACCTGGCTCAAGGCTGATACATCCAATGAAGGTTTATTTGGTAAAGTTGTTGGTGCATCACATATGCCAAAATTTTATAGTTATAGATCTGCTAATGAAAATACAAAGTACGCGAATGCTGGAATAAGCAGAAGTTATGACGCGTTGTCATTCTTCACTGGCGAGGAGAATAAAGACTGGGCGAATGAGGATATTTTTACACTAAAAAACAAAAATATATATCCATTAGAAAATCGACAAGAAACATTACTAGTCAACAAGGGTACAGTTGTGAGTTGGTCGACAGATATGTTCGGTAATGAATATGCGCTAATTAAGGACATAAAGCAACAAAAAAATTATAATGAATTACCGGCAACTGAATTCTATGAATTTGTTGCATCAGATACATGTCAGATTATAGATGGAGGTTCAGACTTAATTGAAGTGCCACCATTATGGTCTGAGGGAGTTGAGTATAATTTTTATGAAGGTGGTCGTGTCGGTGGTTATGACCCAAAGATCGAGCAATCATTAACACCAAGGGCATTCAGTGATCTCAGACGTACTGTTATGATACAAAAACAAGTCGTTGTTAATGGTAGTGTGGTGACGATTTTAGAACCTGAGTTAGAAGAGCATAATACACACTTGTTTGGTGCTGTATCTGGCACTAGTGTCACGAGAATTAATGAGACAACATTCCATGGATTTGAGTATAATGGTTCTGAGCCGGTATATGATGATCAGGTATATTGCGGATTGTTTACAGATACCGTTTGTGATGAACAGGTAACATTTTATAATAATTGTGAGATAAAAGACAATTACGCCTTTGCAATGTATAGTGATATACTTTCCGGTGAGGATCAGTTGTATATATCGACACCAACAGCCCAAGAGAATGATGGATTTGAAGTGTATTATAATTCTGATTACCAAAGCGCGATTGGATTTACAAATGAACCAACACTATCATCAACAACAGTATATTCAACTGCAGACGTTGATGGTTCAAACTTCGCGGCTGTATTATGTACTCCTGGTGAAGCAGAATACGAATATCAAGTGAATGATACAGATTTATTTGAGGATATAAGCAGTGTTTCGCGCACAAAATTTTCAAGTGATTCAACCGACAATCCCTACAGAACAACATATGATAAGAATACAAATTTAGGTGGAGAAATGATCTTCCGATCTGGAGATGGTGCTAATATTGCTAATATTGCAGACGTGCTAGGTGATATATTGCGTGTAGAGAATGATAGTAACTATATCTTGTATGATAGAGAGACAATTAGAGAACAGATACTATCTAAAAGCATTATTGATATGGATATTATAAATGATGTTGTATACATACAAACCGAAACATACATTTTCGCAGAAAAGATAAGTTACGACTATGAAACTCGCGCTTTGGAGAAAAGTAATTACCCATCATTAATATTAAAGACAACAAATACCGACCCGGATCGGGAACGAGGATTCAAGCACATGTACAACCCGACATCAAATACATTGATCACCGGACAGACATCTATTTTCACCCACGAAGAGAAGGTATATGTTGAACCTATATTACATGTATTGGATGTAAAAACTATGGAAACATACACGTCTAAATCATTACCCAGTGATGAACTCATTTTGACAGGTGAACTTTCAGCATGCCAAATAAGTTATGTAGATCGACCGATAACAACATATAACAAGATAACGGATGTATATACAGTTACTTTCACTGCCGGTCTTTCTAGTGATAATGAATACAGTTCAGCAGGTATATGTGTATATGACTACATGTATGACGATACTGGATTGACTATGATTTCCGCAGAGATACATCATACTGATTTGACACAAACAGTTGCAAGTGAATTAGATAGCTGGGAAATGAAAACTGAGGAAAGAACAATACTTTTAGGTCCAGATGTAACATCACCAACTACACATGATAAAACACATACACTATCAATGTCTGCTATTGATAGTACAGCATATAGAGGGTTCGGGTTGAGCTTAAATATAGACACCAGAACGATACCGATCTCTAGCGATGGTGATAATAAAATAAATCGAATTATGTTTGATCCAGGAGATGGCAGCCCAATTAAACACATACATAGGCGTATCATGACTGGTGGCGAGCCAATTACATTCAATATAGTCGATATTCCAGATCAAAGTGATTTTGGAGATCCTAGAATAGAGCAAATAGAACATAGATATACATTTGAGGATGGTACATCAACACTAACAACTGCTACACTCACAGCTGTATACACTAACACACGTAAACTTATTGTCGATATAAATATTGAACGCGAACCATATACACTGACAACTGCATTTGATGCTATAAAATTGATCGACACCAGGACATATTCAGATGAGCTGGGCTCCAGTAGACAGATGTTAGTTTTAGAAACACAAAATCCGAGACACATATCCTTTATAAAGATATCAAAATCTAAATACACCAACAGCTCAATTGTAGGTTATGTTGATAATAGCTTGTACTCTGGTCCATATCATCAAATGTTGGATGGTACATTGATGACTGATACAAATCACAACCCTGGGTCAGTCAACATAACACCTATTTAACATTGAATTGTGCATCCGTTGTCATAAATATATAATATATGGCTAATCATCAACAAAGCACCGGGAAATCCTCAACATTTGGAAGGAATTTTATGCAATATATTGCATCTAAACTACCATACAGTCAGAGCTATGTGATGGATAACGTAACAGACTTAAATCCTAAATTCAAACACTTTTACAACACCGGTACGAAGCGTGATGTTACGCTAGCAAAGCATAGTATTTCACAACAGGTAGTGAGTTGGGATCAAGGTGTTGGAGCTATTGCAATAGATAAGAATTATCATCAGTTCATGTATGCAAATGTGGATGAGGATAAGGAGAAGAGATTGGCCGATTATAGAATCATGGCAGCCTATTCAGAGGTTGGTGATGCTCTGGATGAGATATGTGATGATATAATAACAGTTGACGAACAATCCAGTCGAGTTGTTAGTGTGTCTTTAGAAAGTTGTGACCTAACAGAAGCGGCTAAGAATGAATTGACTAAAGAGTTTGACAAAATAATCAAATACTTCGATTTTGAGAACCAAGGTTGGGAGTATTTTAGAAGTTTGTTAATTGATTCAGAAGTGTATTTTGAGCATATAATTCATGAAGAGCATCCTGATAAAGGTATATTGGGTATACTGACAGTACCTACTGAGCTGATTGACCCTATATATGACAACGTACAAAATACATTGATTAAAGGATTTCTATTCAGACAACCAATACTGAACGCAAAAACACAGCAGGTTGAAAAATATGAATATATTCCGTTTGAGAAAAATCAAATAACGTACGTACATAGTGGTATTTGGAACGAAGATAAATCAATGAGACTACCGTTCATTGAGCGCGCTAGGAGAGCTTACCGGCAATTGACTATGATTGAGGACAGTATAGTTGTGTATAGGTTAGTACGTGCACCAGAGAAACTGATATTTAATGTAGATGTTGGTAATATGCCTCCACCTAAAGCTGAAGCGTATTTAAAAAAATTGATGCATAATTACTGGAACCGCAAAACATTTGATAACAATCAAGGAGGTCAGGTGAACGCTTTCAATCCACAAAGCATGTTGGATAGCTTCTGGTTCGCTAAGCGTGCTGGAAATAATGGAACCGAAGTGACGCAATTGCAAGGAGGTCAAAATTTAGGTGAACTGACAGATTTGATGTATTTCGTTAAAAAATTATATAAAGCGCTCAAAGTACCAAGCAATCGCTTAGAAGCAGAAGCAAGTTATAGTGATGGTACTGAAATTCTGAGAGAGGAATTAAAGTTTGCAAAATTCATAATAAGACAACATCAAAGATTTGCTGAGTCACTAAAAAATACATATATAACACACTTGAAGATGAGAGAGCTGTGGGAAGAATATGGTTTAAAGGAAGACAATATACAAGTAAGATTCAATCCCCCTAGTAGCTTTCATGCATTGAGAGAGCAACAGATATTTGAAGTTAAGAGTGGTAATTTCAGTAATATGAGCTCTAATGATATGATTTCAAATACATACTGCCAGAAAAAGTATCTAGGATGGACGGATACGGATGTAATAAAGAATCGAGCAATGTTGAAGAAGGATAAAGAGTTATTATGGGAATTGACACAGATTGAAGGTCAAGGTCCTAATTGGAGAGAAGGAGCCCAACCCGCTGGAGAAGAGGGAATGGGTGGTGGATTGGGTGGTACTGACCCCGGACTACCTGCAGGAGATGTAGGAGCTCCACCAGATTTCGGAGCACCACCGGATGTTGCACCTGAACCACCAACGGAAGAACCTCCACCTCCTCCCGCTTAACTCTATATTTATGGTGGTTGTTGAATAAATAATTAAGATATGTCAACACCAACAAGCTATTATGATTGGAATGCCCGTGAACATGGAGCATTCTTAAATTCAGGTGTATATGAACCCGTTTCATATGATTATTACGGGGGTGATGAGTTACATCTTGCCAACGTAGTTTTAAAGGACTCAGCATATGTAACATACGACAATACACATGTTAGATTATTAAACAGATCGGATATCAACATGTTCGATACCACTAGTTTAAGGATTTATGATAGTGGTATATTAACTGTTAGTACCAGCGCTGCTCCACAAAGTCGTGCATTTATTGTGGATCACCTAGGCAGGGTTGGTGTGGGTATGTCACAATCTACTCCAGTGTCATCACAAGTGGAGACACCGATGTATGATTTACAGGTACGTGGTAGTGTTGGTGTGGAGGATTACATATATCATAGTGATGATAACGACACATACATGTTGTTTGGATCTGATAGTATCACACATTTCGAAAACACTGATGGTACACCAGATTCAAACAAAACAACAGACTATGATGAGATTAACTTCCGGGTAGGTGGTATCGATACGATTCAACTAATAACATCTCCTGTCAGTGGTAGTGTTGTGTTCAATAAAACGCAAAAAATTGTTGACACCACAATCAAAACATCAACTAACACACAAGCAATAGTTGTTAGTGGTGATGGTAGTGAGATTATATTCAATGGTGATAATAACAGTGACACAGATTTAAGAGTCAAGAGTCTACGTAGCGACCGGCTCTTGTATGTGGATAGCTCTAATGACGTTGTAGAGATACACGGACCGTCTGGTGATGATACTACAATTTTTGAGGTAAAGGGTAATGATAATGAGTCTAATGCATCCGCGAGTATACTCAAAGTAAGTCCGACCGAAGTAACAATAAACGAAACATCAGATAATGTAAATTTCCGGGTTGTAGCTGATAATTTTGACACAACTCAATCGACTACAGATCAAGGCATGCCTTCACATGAATTACATGACCCAGAATATTCATTTTATGTCGATACAAACAACGGACGTGTAGGTTTGGGAACCAGCACTCCAGACACAACGTTACATGTTGCTGGGAGCGCGCATATCGAAGGTGATTTGTGGGTGAAGGGACAGATGAATCGCTTGGATACATTTGTACATGTAACAAGTGCTGTCGAGATTGTGAACAATGGAACTGGACCTGCATTGCATGTGACACAGACTGGTACCAATCCTGTATTGACTGTGTTGGATGACGATGTTACAGCATTTCATATTGAAGATGGAGGTAACGTTGGTATCAACACAGCCAACCCGGATAGGTTGCTCGACATAAGTTTCAGTGAGAATAACTCAACTGCTACTGATTATAGAGATATTGAAGGTATCAGGGTTATCAATTTAGACACAAACGTTGGTGCTAAAACTGGTGTTAATTTATCCACACTTGGTAGTAGTGTAGCCATGATTGGTGAGCGTATCACCACTGACAGCATGCGATTGTTATTCGTTGGTGAAATTAATGACGGTAACCCACAACCAATCATGAGCATGCATAACCTTACCGGTGACGTGGCGATTGGTAAGACAGATGCAACCGAGTTCTCGGGTCTCACATTCACAGGACACATGCTGGATGTGTTGGGTGTGATACAGACACGCAACGGTACTATCAACATGGGTGGTGCAACGTACAGAAAAGCATCCATCTCCACACCTGTTGGAGACGCAGACACACCATATCTACAATTTGGAGTGACTGACGTAGCAAACTCGAGCAGCATCGGAACAACTGGCGGGTGGAGAATGACCAATTCTGGATTGCATAGTAGTAACCGTGATAATTACATAACATTTTACGCTGATGAGCATGCGAACCACAGTATAGGTAGTCGCAACATTGATGGTGACGAGAGTGATGATATCAGAATAAACACATACGGTTCACTTTTAATCAATCTGGACAGCAACGACAACAACAGCGATGGTGGTGATTTTGTGGTTGGTAGACATGGCAGGAATAGCACGATAACTACCAACAACACCATGTTCAACATCAATGGTGAATCCGGACAAGTCACAATCAGAGGCATGGCCACAAATGATTTCACAGCCATACGAACCACATTGGGTGGTAGCAACTCCGGTTTGTATTACACAGACTGGCAAGCCGCCGGTGGATTCACGGTGAAACGTGTGAAAAGCTCCGGTGGTGATTTGAGCATCGGTATCGATTCAACAGATGGTGCAGCTTGGACCAGTACAGGTGGTGACATACATTTCAAAACAAGTAAAAATGGTACATATGGGGAGCGGGTCACGATCAAGAGTGATGGTCGCGTAGGTATTGGTACAACTAGTCCTGACGATGAGTTGCACATCGAAGGTGTTAATGCCCCTTATATTAAAGTAGAGGCTAGCGATGATTCAGACTCAGGAATAACTTTAGCAAAACAAAACACTAACAAATGGTTTGTACTGAATGACGCAGATCAATCTGATAATTTTGCAATTAGAGGGGATGGAGGATTTGCGGACGAGTTTTTAACGATAAAGCAAGACGGTAATGTAGGTATTGGTACTACGAATCCTGGCCACAAACTTGAAGTGAAGACTCCGGGGGGTGTATATGGTTGTCATATACTTGACGATCAAGGCGGTTCTCTAGGAGGTCTGTTCGCTTCAGAACAAGGTGCCGCTGCAGATGGTCTGGAGCTTTATCTCAAGAAACCAGCAGGCACTACAAAGGTCAGGATTAGTGCTGTTGATGATAATCCTACATATTTTAATGCAGGCAATGTGGGTATTGGTA